AACGGTATTTATGTAGTTAAAGCATCTGGTGCTCCAGATCGCTCTACTGATGCAGATACAGGTGCAGAACTTACTGCAAGTTTTGCGGTATTCGTAGAAGAAGGAACTGTTAACGCAGATTCTGGATATGTATTAACTACAGATGGCGCAATTACAGTTGGCACTACAACACTTACCTTTACCCAGTTTACTGGATTAGGACAAGTTGTTGCAGGTGATGGTCTTTCTAAGACAGGAAACACACTAAACGTTACCGCTGGAACTGGTATCAGCATTACTGGTGATGCAGTTACAAACGAAGGTGTACTTTCAATCACTGGCACAGCAAACCAAATTTCTGCAACTGCATCAACTGGTGCAATTACATTATCTGGTCCACAAGATTTACATTCAGGAGCAACTCCATCATTTAGCGGTGTAACAGTTGGATCTGTAACTCTTACAGATGCTCTTATAGGAACTGCTCTTGCTACCGCTTCAACATCAGCAACAACAATTGATACATGGTCAGTAGCAACATATTCAAGTGCTAAATATATCGTACAGATGAAAAAGGGTAACGATATTGAAGTAATTGAAGTTCTAGTTACAGTTGATGGATTAAATAACGTTTACTTAACAGAATATGCAGATGTAATCAGCAATGCTGAACTAGGAACAACTAACGCTGTTTACAACGGTGGAAACGTTCTTCTTCAGGTAACTGGTGCAGCAGCAGATACTGCTGTTAAAGTACACAAGATTTATATTGAAGCATAATTAGGAAAAGAGGCTAGAAGTGGCAACTGTAAATAAAGATTTTAAAGTAAAGCATGGTTTAGATGTAAACCAGGGCGGTACCTTTGGAGGAACCGTTACAGTTGCTACTCCTACCGAAAACACACACGCAACAACAAAACTATATGTAGATAGCAAGGGAGCCGTTGCTGCACCAGCATCAACAGCACCAGCAACTCCAGTAAATGGGCAGTTATGGTTTGATACAGAATCACGCCACATATCTGTATATTCTACTGATCAGGCTGAATGGATCATGATTGCTACATTTTCAGATACCGCTGACCTTAGACAGCATATCCACGATACTGCAATTGATGGAACAGGACTTATTGTTTCAATATTCCAAGATGCAGGATTTTATGATTCAATATTTACATCTACAGAAATTGCTGGATTTTACGATTCAGAATACTGGAATAACAGCTACGACGGCGGAAGCCCATTAGATAATTTTAGTTAATTATCTGATATAATACTACAAGAGACCACTAACGAGGAGACTATAAATGGCAACAAGAATGCAACAGCGCAGAGGAACTGCAGCTCAATGGGTTTCTACAAACTCTGGCAACGGTCCTATCCTCAATGCTGGTGAAATCGGATTTGAAACCGACACAAATAAATTTAAAATTGGTGATGGAACAAATCACTGGATCAACCTTGATTACTTCATTGATGCTAACTCAACAGTAAACCCAGCATTTGGCTCAAGCATTGTTTTTGAAGGTGCAACTGCGAATGCTTTTGAGACGACAGTTCAGGTTACAGATCCAACTGCTGATAGAATTTTAACTCTTCCAGATTCAACAGGAACGATTGCCACACAAGAATATGTAGATTCAGCAGCAGCTAATGCAACTTTTGATTCAGCTTCTGCAGCAGGTACTGGACTTGACTGGAATGCTTCTACTGATCAATTTAATATTGATTCAACTGTAACAACCAATGATGGAGTACAGACCCTTACAAATAAAACATTAACTAGCCCGACAATTACTGGAGCTACATTTAATGATTCATCTATAATCTTTGAAGGTTCGTCTGCAGATGCTCACGAAACTACTCTTACAGTAACAAACCCTACAGCAGATAGAACAATTACATTCCCTGATGCAACAGGAACATTGGTTCTATCTGATGGCAGTGGAAACCTTGCAGTTTCTGGTAATCTTACAGTAAATGGAGCTACAACATATTTAGTATCTAATGAACTTGTTATTACAGATAAAAATATAATTTTAGCAGCAACAGAGTTTCCAACAAATATAACAGCAAGCGGTGGTGGAATAACTGTTAAGGGCACTACAGATAAAACTTTTTCATACAATGACTCATCTGATACATGGTCTTCATCAGAAAGCCTAAACCTTCCTTCTGGAAAGTCTTACAAGATAAATGGAGTTAATTTAGGAGCATTCAGTGAAACATTAAGCAATAAAACTATCTCTAGTTCAGACAATACTATTTCTATTGCTCCTTCAAACATATCTGGTGTTACTGTAACTGCAACACAAATTAACTATCTAACTGGAGTAACCTCAGCTATTCAAACTCAGATTACTGATAAAGCACCTCTTGCTTCACCATCATTTACTGGAGACGTAGTTCTTCCATCAACAACCTCAATAGGCGATGTTTCTTCAATAGAAATAGGTTATGTTAATGGCGTAACTTCTGCAATTCAAACTCAGCTAAATAATAAGCAAGCAGTTGTTGCAAATGTTTCTGATACTGAAATTGGATACCTTGATGGTGTTACTTCTTCCATTCAAACACAATTAGATGATAAATCAACTGCCTCTAAGACTGAAACTCTTACAAATAAAACTTTAACCTCTCCAGTCATCAACACACCTACTGGAATTACAAGTTCAGATGTAGGACTTGGAAGTGTTAATAATACTTCAGATGCAGACAAGCCAGTTTCAACTGCAACACAAACAGCACTTGATCTAAAGGCAAACCTATCAGGAGCAACATTTACTGGCGCTATAACGCTTCACGCCGATCCATCATCATCGTTACACGCAGCAACTAAGCAGTATGTTGATAACACAGCATCTGGAATTATTGCAAAGCCACAGGTACTTGGAGCAACAACAGCAAACATTGACGCTACATATAGCAATGGAACAGCAGGCGTTGGAGCAACACTTACACACAACACGAACGGTGCATTTCCTGCAGAAGCAGGTGGAGCAAGTGGATGGGCTGTTGGCAAGGGTATTCTTGTAAAGAACCAAACTAACAAGGCTCAAAATGGTAGATATTTTATTTCAAACATGGGATCTGCCTCTACTCCTTATGTACTTACTCGCTGTGGATATTGCGATGAAGCATCAGAAATTCCAGGAGCATATATCTTTGTTCAAGATGGAACAAACGCTGGAACTGGATGGATTCAAGTAGTAGCCGATCCAACAACATTTGTTGTAGGAACAGACAACATTGATGTTTATCAATTCTCAGGATCAGGAACAATTACAGCAGGCACAAATATTTCTGTAAGCGGAAATGAAGTTTCTGTAGTTGCCACTCCTTCACTTTCAGGAGTTGCTTTCTCAGATGGAACACAGACAACAGAAGGTGTTCCTTCACGTACACCAATTATTCAGAAGACAGCATCATATACACTTTCAGAACTAACTGAAAGAGATGATTTAATTGAAATGTCATCATCTTCAGCGATTACTCTTTCAATTCCTACAGATGCTACACTAAATTATCCAATCGGAACATCTATTGATATTCTTCAAACTGGAACAGGTCAGGTAACAATTGCAGCAGTAACACCTGGAACTACAACAGTAAATGCAACACCAGGCTTAAAACTTCGTACAACTTGGTCATCTGCAACTCTCTTTAAGAGAGCAGCAAATACATGGGTTGTCTTCGGCGACTTGACAGCGTAATAGGATAAAGGGGAATAAAAAATGGCAGCAGGTAAGAAGATAGGCAAGAAGTCCCAAGCATCAAATGACTTTCTAGTACCATCTCAGGTAACTTCATTAACAGCTACTGATGTTGGTACAAGTAGACCATACTTAGCTACAGCCAATACAACTTCTGCAGCTTCTGCTGCTGGAACTGGAGCATCTGTAAATCTTTCTTGGACACTTCCAGCAGGATCTCCAGCAGCCACTTCTTATACAATTACTACAACCCCATCAACATATACTGTTAATACTGGAACTTCAGGTACAACTTATACTTTTCAAGGACTAGCATCAGCAACAAGTTATACGTTTACAGTAGTAGGAACTAATGCTTCAGGATCTTCTGTTTCAGCAACATCATCTTCTGTAACAGCTACAACTGTTCCAGCAACAATGTCAGCTCCAACAGCAACTGCCCAGGTTAATCAAAACTCTGTTGCTTTTACTGCACCAGCAAATGGCGGTAAGGCAATCACTGGATATACAGTTACTGGAAGCGATGCAACAACTGGTACAGGAGCCTCATCTCCAATTGTAATTGCTGATACTGCAGGAACATCACAGACATATACCGTAGTAGCAACAAATGGCAACGGAAATTCACTTGCATCTCCCGCTTCAAATAACGTAACAACTTTAGCACCAAGCTTTTTCTCACCACCGTTCTTCCCACCGTTCTTCCCACCGTTCTTCCCACCGTTCTTCCCACCAAGCTTTTTCTCACCACCGTTCTTCCCACCTTCATTTGGATGCCAAGTATGCGGCATCTGCTGCCTGTACGGACCATGTGAATATGGCTGTGGCCCATGCGACTTTTGGTGTGACGACTAGAGATATGGTATAATAAAACTATGATAATGAACGTATATAAAGATGAAAATATATTGTTTTCTACAAAAGATAGTGTTTTAATAACATTTTTTGAAAATTTAGAAAGCAATATAGAGTATCAAATAAAGCCAAGCAATTCTGGTAAGAATTTTCACATAAATTATAAACTTAATGGTGAAGATCAGCTAAAACTAGGTGTTCCAGAATATATTGCAGAAGCAATAGTTAACAATTATAGATTTGATATTGTAGATGACTGATAGCTTAACTCCTTGGGAAAGATATAAGCAAAACCTAGGAGAAGCAAGACCCTGGGATATATTAAATCCAAAAATAGAACATGTAAGTCAAGAAAAGCTAGAGCATAGGCTAAGCATATGTGAGGCTTGCCCAGAATTAATAAAACTAACTCACCAGTGCAAAAAATGTGGATGTTTTATGAAAGTAAAAGCAAAAATAGAAATTGCAACATGCCCACTGAAAAAGTGGTAGAATTACATATATAGATTATATACATAGATAGGGGTAAAATAAAAATGCAATCTTTCTTAAATAAAGAAGAAATATTTCCTGGCATATTTGTTTATAGAGATGTAATTAAAAAAGATTTAAACATAATAGAAAGAGTTGAAGATTTTATTAAAAAAAATCCGCAACAGTCATGGCAAGAGGCAATGGTTGGCTATCAACAAAAATTTCCAGAATATAGGGATTGCCTAGACTTTAAAATTCAAAAAAACACAAATCCAAGTATTGGTCCTCAAGATGTTGAACTAAATAATATTTGGCAGGATGCCTATAACGCACAGATTAATGCCGTAACTGATTATTGCACAATGTACAACATTAAAATGGAATATTGGGAAGCAATGAATTTTATTAAATATGGCCCAGGACAACATTTTCAAGAACATGCAGACCATGGTTTTTCATATATAGCAACAGTTTCATTAGTTGCTTACCCCAATGATGACTATGAGGGTGGAGAGTTGTTTTTTCCAAAGCTTAATGTTAACATAAAGCCCAAGGCTGGAGATTTATACATATTCCCATCAACATATTTATTCTCACATAGAGCAATGCCAGTAACTAGTGGATTAAAATATTCTATTGTAACTATGTTAGATTATAATGATAATACTCACAATATAGAATATCAGTCATTGATTCAAAAAAGACTAAATCCATAATGTACACAATAGATGTTTATGAACTTAGAGAGGGATATGGGAAACTAGATCCTCTTTCTATTAAAAGAGAATGGATGGATGAAACATGGGATGCCCACGCATACAAGTGTTTTCCAGTTACCCTAACTAACGGTCTTGGATGGGGAATATCTTTTCCAGAAGACATCACTTTTATTTGGGACGGAATATCAGACACTAGTCCAGACCATGTAAGGGTATTGTCTGGCAATGAATATGTTTCTACTGGAAGATCAAATGCCACAATTAGTTTTAATACTGGACTGATGTTTAGAACTGATCAAAATACAAGCATATTGCAGATGCCAGTTCCCAATCAATTTATTGATGGTATTCAACCATTTACAACTCTCATAAGTACTTCCTTTTATAAGGGGGAGTTGCCATGTGCATGGAGAATAACTAGGCCAAATGTAGAAATTACAATTAAAGCAGGAACTCCTGTGATATCTATTTTGCCAATATCTTTGGGAAACATTAATAATTCTGAAATGGTAGTTAAGTCTATCAAGGATTTACCAACAGACCATTTTAATGATTTTGACTATTCCAGCATAGTTTATGAGCTAAATAAACAGGGTAAGTGGTCTAATTTTTATAGAGATTCTGTAGACCCAGATGGAAAAAGCATAGGATCACATGAAGTAAAGTCAATTAGGCTAAAGGTTGTTGAAAATAAATAGATTTTTATTTTATATAAAAATGGTAGAATAGATATATAAATAGTCGCATGTATTAGGGAGGTAAGATATGGAAATAACAAATAAAAACCACTTGGTTGGCGCTCCAGTGTCAGCAACGCCGTCTGGATTTTTTGGTAATTCTATGGACAATATTGTAGAATTAGAAAATTTTTTAACACTAGAAGAAAGAAAAAGATTATCAGATTTTGCAATGAACAATAAAGTTTGGGATATTACTGAAAGTCACAAAGATGAAGATGGTCTTGTTTTGTATGATGCAAACATTTGGGCTAATAGAGTGGCAACATATTTTTCTTTAATGAAGTCAGATCCTTCTATTTTAGACTTAATTCAAGATATGATTAGAAGGCTTAAAATAGAGGTAGATAAATTTTTTCAGGTTGATGTTCGTGAAACTGGTCCAGCTATTGTTCGTTGGCCAGTAGGTGCAAGACAAGAACCTCATGCAGATAAAGAATTTCATATTGGAGAAGAGCGTGGAAGACCAAACGATTTTCCACATTATGACATAGCATCTTTATTTTATTTTAATGACGAATATGAAGGTGGTGAGCTTTATTTTCCACTTCAAGGTATTGAGTTCAAACCAAAAGCTGGAGCAGCATACTTTTTCCCAGGAGATAGGTATTATGTTCACGGCGTAAGACCAGTAAAATCTGGACATAGATTTACATCACCATTTTTTTGGACTATAATGAAACATACAGGAGAAAGACAACCATGAGCAAACTAGAATATGTAGAGATTTACCCAAAAGTAGACGTATACAGAAATGTATTAAAAAGCCCTGAGCAAATGTATAAGGTAATGAGTGAGTCAGAAAAAACATCACAGGGAAAGTATTTCTTAAAAACATGGGATCCATGGGCACACTTTGGTACATACACTCAAAAGAAAGATATGCGTGAAATTACATCAGAGCAGACAGATGAAGAAATGTTCATAAAAGAAAAAGCATTTGTTGATGAAGTAGAAGATGCATACAATAAGGTAATTTTAGATTATGTAGAAAGACAGGGTATAAATCTGCCAGATGGGTGGAGGTTTAGTGGATGTTCTTATTCCAAGTATAATCCTTCACTTGATCTAATGAATAATAAAATGACTATGCAGTATCATACAGATCACATAACCTCTCAAAAAGATATGCCTGGAGAGAAGTTTTTTATAACATGCACAATGTATATAAATGATGATTATGATGGTGGAGACATTGAATTCTTTATAGACGATAAACTCATTAATCATAAGCCAGTCGCTGGAGACATACTGGTGTTTCCATCTACAGAGCCATATTATCATGGTGTAAAAACTATTGAAAAGAATGAAAAATTTTTTGTAAGAAATTTTGTCATGATTCCATTTGATGGAACTAAAGAATGGCTAAACAATCAAAAAACTTTTGGTGCATACAAATGGGCTCAAATGGAAGCTGAAAGAATTAAGTACGAAGATCCAAAAAATATGAGATATTTACAAAATGGAAAACCAGTCTTGTATGATGAATTGCCCAACATAAAAGGAGATAAGAAATAATGGAAAGAGATATGATTATAACAAGACATAAATCAGACATTGTAACTTATGAAAACTTTCTTACTAAAGAAGAATGTGAGTCTATCATAAAGGTGTTAGACATAAAGATGGAAAAGGGCGAACTATCATGGATGCCAATTTCTTTTTATGAGTCATACTCATCTGGAATGCCAGAAGTAAATGACCCAGATACAATTGCTTGTGGACTTCCAGGAGACTTTTTTCAGGTTTTAAGACAAAGGGTGATTAATGCAACAGCAGATATGGCTGATAAAAATCCTGAACAAATGTCACAGATAAGCTGGCACTCTCAACGATGGGCTCCAGGAGCATTTGCAAATATGCATTCAGATAATACTGATAATGACGGACATTCTGGAGCATTTACTAGAAGCAGATATGCAACATTTATTTATCTCAATGATGACTTTGAAGATGGTGTTTTAAACTTTAAGAATGGTTTAACAATAATTCCACAAGCTGGAAAACTTGCCACGTTTGCTGGAGGCTTTGAGAATATGCATGAGGTTACAACAGTTAAGAAATCAATCAGATACACTCTAGGTTCATTCTGGGATGATAGAGAAGAGTCAGATTATCCACAAGAAGTTAGAGATGCTTGGGCAGAAGAGCTTGCTAAGGTGAGGGCATATCAAAAAGAAGAACAAAAACAGTGGGAAGAAATAAGACAAGATGGTTTACGAATAAAGTCTGATGGGTCTAAATATCCAGCAAAAGATGTAGAAGGTGATAAATAAATGTACACTATGTTTGATTTAAAAAGTGTTCAAGATGGCATCTATTACTTTGAAAATGTTATTAGCTACGAAACAGAACTATTGGATTTAACAAACACGATAGATTTAGACGAAAAATCTCATATAAGAATACCAAAATGGGAGCCATGGTATTCTAGTAACGATATGTCAACCATGTATGGTCAAAAAAAGTTTATCAATGTTTCTAATTTAAAAAAATCTACTGGAGATGATTTATTAGATAAAAATACTCTTTATATAATAAACAGCTTGCTTATGGCACCAGAGATGTGCGCTATTAATTTTTGCAAGTTTAACAAAATTGATCAATCTGAAATTAATCTAGATCTAAACTATATATCTTTAAACAGGTATGACTCTGGAAAAGGTATGGGGCACCACTATGATGGTCAAGACGGAGACTCTAATCTTAGATATTCTTTTGTTGTGTATCTAAATGATGATTATGAAGGCGGAGAGATTAGCTTTCCAAATCAAAATGTTACCATTAAGCCTAAAGCAGGCAGCCTAGTGATGTTCCCATCTCAACAGCCGTACATCCATGAATCAAAACCAGTGCTATCTGGAGTAAAGTATATGTATACTACACATTGGGTAAATAAAACAAACTAACAAATAACAATGTATTACTTTTCATAATGTAAAGCTGTAACCTTAAAGTAAAGATTTACACGTTCTGTTTGAGCGTGTTTTTCTTTTTAAAACCATGATATACTTAACACTACTTCAGAAAACGTGAAGTGCTCACTTAATTTTATTTTGAAAGGTACATAATAAATGTCAGAAAGCGTATTCTCATTCCGTCTATCAGAGGACTTTGTAACCAAGTACTCACTAACTCCAGCACCATTTGGATTTTCAGATGCAGGCTCTAACTCACTGGGAGAGATTACATTTATTCGTACCTATTCTCGTGTTAAAGAAGATGGAACCAAAGAGCGCTGGCATGAAGTATGCCGTCGTGTAATTGAAGGTATGTACTCAGTTCAGAAGAACCATGCCAAAGACAACCGTCTTCCATGGAATGATAACAAGGCTCAGAAGTCAGCACAAGAGGCATTCCAAAGAATGTTTGAGTTGAAGTGGACTCCTCCAGGTCGTGGTCTATGGGCATTTGGTACTCCAATGACTATGGAGAAACGTAACTCTGCTTCACTTCAAAACTGTGCAATGGTATCTACTCGTGATCTTGATCGTAATGATCCAGGTGCATTATTTGCTTGGGTAATGGATGCATTAATGTTAGGTATTGGTGTAGGGTTTGATACCCTTGGACAAGACAAGCAAATGTCTATTTATGCTCCAACTGAGCCAGCATATATCTATGAAATCCCAGATACTCGTGAAGGATGGGTAGAGTCTGTTAGATTACTTATTAATTCATTCCTTCGTCAAAACCAACCTATTCAACAGTTTAACTATGACCTCATCCGACCTCTAGGTGCCCCTATTAAGGGCTTTGGAGGCGTTGCAAGCGGTCCAGAACCACTTATTGATCTCCATACACGGATTCGTAATGTAATCGGTTCTAGAGCAGGAGAAGCCCTTGATAGCCGTGCCATTGTAGACCTTGTAAATCTTATTGGTACTTGTGTTGTTTCTGGAAATGTTCGTCGTTCTGCTACCCTTGCACTTGGCGTTCCAGAAGATGAAGGTTTTATTAATCTTAAAAATCCAGAAGTATTTCCTGAAAGAAATTCATATGATCCAGAAAAGCCAGGTTGGGCTTGGATGAGTAATAATTCTATTGCTGCTGAAATTGGAACTAAGTATGAAGATTATGTAGATTTAATTGCAGACAACGGAGAACCAGGATTTATCTGGCTTGATGTTGCTCGTAATTATGGAAGACTTGCAGATGCTCCAGATTATAAAGATGCTCGTATCATGGGATTTAATCCATGTGCTGAACAACCACTTGAGAGTTATGAATTATGCACACTAGTAGAAGTTCATCTTAATCGTCATGATTCTAAAGAAGATTTCTTAAAGACATTAAAGTTTGCCTACCTTTATGGAAAGACTGTAACTCTTATGCCAACACACTGGCAGCAGACAAACGGTATCATGCAACGTAATCGTCGTATTGGTACATCACTTACAGGTATTGCTGCATTTGCTGATGAGCACGGTCTTCCAACAACTCGTGAATGGATGGACGAAGGATATAATACAATTCGTCAATATGATCATTCATATTCAGAGTGGCTATGTGTTCGTGAGTCAGTTCGTGTAACTACCGTCAAGCCATCAGGATCTGTATCACTTCTTTCTGGTGCTACTCCTGGAGTTCACTGGGGACCTGGTGGAGAATTCTATCTTCGTGCTATTCGTTTTGGAGATCAAGATCCAATGTTGCATTTATTTAAAGCAGCGGGATATAAAATTGAACCAGATCTAGTATCAGCAAATACCTCAGTAGTATACTTCCCAGTTGCATCAGGACACAAGCGTTCTGAGAAGCAGGTAAGCCTATTTGAGAAGATTGGTCTAGCAGCAACTGCTCAGAAGTACTGGTCAGATAATGGTGTTTCTGTGACACTTTCATTTGACAAGGAGACTGAAAAGAAGTTTATTGCTCCAGCACTCAACATGTACGAGGGACAGTTAAAGGCGGTGTCATTCCTACCAATGGGAGATAAGGTCTATCCTCAGCAACCATACTCAGAAATCACACGAGAAGAATATAACTCTTACGTGGGCAAGATTGGCAAGATTGATTGGTCTGCTATCTATGACGGCAATGACAATCTTGACGCTGAGTCAGAGAAATATTGCTCTACAGACGCATGTGAGATAAAGCTGTATTAATGGTTGCAGTCTGCACAGATTCTTAGCAATATGGTATACTTATGGTTATGAGTACAACAAATAATCCATTAATTAATCAAAAGACTGGCTTGCCTATTGTTGGTAATGTCCGAAAAAAGGTAATTGAAAAGAACTATGACTGGGGCCTATACGTTTACAAAAAGGCTTCTGGAAAGTGGTTTACTGACGGAGAAGGCAGTGTGCTTAACATTGAGTCCATGCGTGGTGATATCTCTAAAATTTCTGAATTAAAAGATGCAGCAAGACACTTTGGAGATCCAGGTGATGGTGATGCAGTGTTCGTTGCTGGACTAACAAGAATTAGTGAAGAAGAGCATTCAGAGCAACTTGATCGTATGGTCAATGGCTTAATTCCATCAGTGAATGATTTGGGTGCATGGCATGCAGCACAACAGACTTTAAAGACTCATGGAAAAGAGGCATTTGATGAGTAATGATGAAGACTACACATACATTTCTGCCAGCTTAAATACACAGGCTGAAAAAGAAAATCCATTTAAAGACCAAGACCCATTCAATAAATCTTGGGATATTCTAAAAGACTATGCTGGACTAGATCAAAACTTTCGTAGAAGAACTGCAAGAAACATTGGAAAAGCACTAGATATAAATAACCCAGCATATCTTGATTCAGCAAATGCAACTCCTTCTGGAGTAGATGCTGGATCAAAAGCTATCAACCCTGGAACGGTATATCGTAATGGATATGGAATTTATGATGTAATTACTCCACCATATAATCTTTATGAACTTGCAAATTTTTATGATACTTCATTTGCTAACCATGCTGCTATTGATGCTAAGGTAGCCAATATTGTTGGACTTGGATATTCATTTGAAGTAACAGATCGTACAATGCTAAGTCTTGAAAATAAAGATGATGAGTTGGCAGTTGGTCGTGCTCGTAAGCGTATTGAAAGAATGAAGCTTGAAATGCGTGACTGGCTAGAAAACCTAAATGATGATGATTCTTTTACCAAGACAATGGAAAAGGTTTATACAGACGTTGAGTCTACTGGAAATGGGTATATTGAAGTAGGTCGCACTGTTAACGGAGATATTGGCTACATTGGCCACATCCCTTCAACTACTGTTCGTATCCGTCGTTTACGTGATGGATACATGCAGATCATTGGACAAAAAATTGTTTACTTTAGAAACTTTGGTGCAAAGAATACTAACCCAGTAACAGATGATCCACGTCCAAATGAAATCATTCATATCAAAGAATATTCTCCACTCAATACATATTATGGAATCCCTGACATTATTGCAGCACTACCATCATTGATTGGTGATCAGCTTGCATCACAATACAATATTGATTATTTTGAGAATAAGGCTGTTCCACGATATGTCGTAACACTTAAGGGTGCAAAGCTATCTGGAGAAGCAGAAGACAAGATGTTCCGTTTCTTGCAAACAGGACTTAAGGCACAATCTCATAGAACTCTTTACATCCCACTTCCTGGTGATACAGACCAGAACAAGGTTGAGTTTGATATGAAGCCAATTGAGAACGGTATTCAGGATGGATCATTTAAAGAGTACCGTAAGCAAAATCGTGATGATATTCTTGTTGCACATCAGGTTCCAATTTCAAAACTTGGCGGTACTGACTCAGCAGCAATCGCAGCATCAATTGCACAAGACAGAACATTTAAAGAGCAGGTATCTCGTCCAGCTCAAGGACACCTAAATAAAGTAATTAGCAAGATCATTAAGGAAAAGACAGATATCCTTGAACTTAAGTTTAATGAACTCACTCTAACTGACGAGATTACTCAGTCACAGATTCTTGAGAGATATGTTAAGACTCAGGTCATGATGCCAAATGAGGCTCGTGAAGCTATTGGTCTTCCACAGCATCCAGATGGAGACGCTCCATTTATTATGTCTGCAAGACAGGCTACAGATGCTGCAGCCAACAGTGCTGGTAATAGATCAAGGGATTCAGAAAGAGCAAATAACCAATCCGATGGTCCTGCAACAACAACTGGGCGTAATGCACAGGGTGAAGGTAGATCGTCTCAATAATTAAGAAAAGTTATAAAAGGTTTGGTATAATAGAAACGCTATGAATATAAATAAAGCTCATTGGACCACCCAAGGTGATAGTGTTCGCCTATCAATGCCTCTTACAAAGGTTGATGAAGGCCGTCGTATTGTTTCTGGTTTTGCATCTCTAGATAACCTAGACAAGCAAGATGACATCGTAACAACAGAAGCATCTATGGAAGCTTTTGCAAAATTCCGTGGGAACATTAGAGAAATGCATCAGCCATCAGCAATAGGAAAGATGGTTTCATTTAAAGAAGAAAAATATTTTGATCCAGAGTCAAAGAAGTTCTACAAGGGCGTTTTTGTTTCAGCTTACATTTCAAAGGGTGCACAAGATGCTTGGGAAAAAGTTCTTGATGGAACCTATACTGGTTTTTCAATTGGTGGAAGAATGAACAAGTGGGATGATGCTTATGATGAAGATCTAGAGAAGTCCATTAGAGTTATTAAGGAATATGATTTGATAGAGTTGAGTCTTGTTGATTCCCCTGCAAATCAGTTTGCAAATATTATGTCAGTTGAAAAAGTTGACGGTGTAAATACAATAACAGGATCATCAGCAAACACTATTGTTGAAAACGTATTCTGGGATCAAGAGTCTGGACTTATAACTGTATCTGAAAACGAAACAGAGCTTAGCCCAATATCTGGCGAAGAAATGAAAAATATTGGATTTGTTGAAAAAAATGATTCAGAAAAAACCACAATGATAAAGTTCTTAGTTGATAGTGCAAAAGGCATTAGAACAATTAAGATAGCAAAGGAGGATAATCCTATGACAGAAAATACAGATGTAGTTGCAGAAGCAACTCCAGAAGTTGAAACAGTTGAGGTTGCTCCAGAGGCTCCAGCAGAGATTGTCGCAGAAACACCAGAGGTTGCAGCAGAAGTTGTAACTGAAAAGTCAGATGCTGCAGTTGAAGAGGGTACTGCTCCTTCTATTGAAGAAGTAACAGAGAAGGCTGATGAAGCAATTGTTGAGGTTGCGTCAGCAACAGCAGAAGTTGCTAAAGCAGTTTCTGATATTCAGAACTCTGTAACTAATGCCTTGAGCGATCTAGCAGCAACAGTAAAGGCTATGCAGGTTAATGTTGATGCAATCACAAAGTCTCTTGAGTCCGTAACCAATGAGGTTAAGGAAGTTAAGGGCAGTTTTAATGAGTTTGGAAAGACAGTTGATGCCGTAGTTGCAGATACAGCTTTCCGTAAGTCTGGCGATCTCGGCGAGATTGTACAGGAATCACCAAAAGTGATTCAGAAATCCCTATGGGGCGGACGTTTCCTCACAAATTCCGACCTATTTAACTAAATAAAATCACTAGGAGGTGAATAATATGTCAGAACAAAATAATACAGATCTTCAAAAGTCTTTTAATCATCCCACAGGTGATGGCGTTGCCGTATCAGGTGGAATTGGTGGTGCAGTAGCACAAGGACCTGATGGAAATCTATCTCCAGCAGCTTCGCTTGGTAACATTGCCACAGCAAACTTTGGAGTCACTACTGGAGCAAACGCAGTAAATCCATCTGGTACACCAGGTGGTATTCTAGCACCAGAGCAAGCACGTCGCTTCATTGATTACGTATGGGATGCAACTGTCCTCGCTAAAGATGGCCGTAGAGTCACAATGAGAGCTAACACAATGGAACTTGAGAAGGTTAACGTTGGAGAGCGTGTCATCCGTGCAGCAGCACAGGCACAGCCTACATTTTCAAATGCAGGTGCAACATTCTCTAAGGTTGAGCTTACAACCAAGAAGATTCGTCTTGACTGGGAAGTTTCAACAGAAGCGCTTGAAGATAATATTGAAGGTGCAGCACTTGAAGATCATCTAGTTCGCTTGATGACCAATGCTTTCGCTAACGATATTGAAGACCTCGCTATTAACGGCGATGGATCAACAGGCGACTTCCTTTCAATCATGGAAGGCTTCGTAAGCCGTGTAAAGACTGATGGAGATGCTCACGAGTCAATCGTGACAGTTTCTAACAATGCATGGACACCAGAAGTTATGCAGGATATCATTCTTGCAATGCCACGCAAGTACCGTGCAATCAAGAACAACCTAAAGTTCTATGCTGGTACAGATGCATTCCAGGGTATCGTTAAGAACAACGGTACACTTGCTGATGCAGTTGCAGAAGCATTTGCAGGACAAATGGCAGGATCAACACAAGCAAATCGTCAGGCTTACCTAGATGGTGGAGCTCAGACATTTGGTGGAGCACGTACAACACGTGTTCTTGGTGTTGACGTTCAGGAAGTTCCATACTACCCAGCAGGTTATGTAGACCTTACATTCCCTTCAAACCGTGTATGGGGATTCCAGCGTGATATCACTGTAAACCGTACCTACCAGCCAAAGAAGGACACAATTGAATACACAGTATTCGTCCGCTTTGGTCTTCAGTGGGAAGAGCTTGATGCAGTTGCTTACGCAGACGCAGCATCAGAATCATAATCAATCTATAGAGTTTATTCTCTAATAAGATATAGAGAGGCAGCCCTGAGAATATCGGGGCTGTCTTTCATCATTCCTAAGCCAATATTACAATTACGACATAATAGCCCACGAACTTCTCCAGTAGCATGATCATGATCTACAACTAGATTTTCAAAAGATTTACAAATAGCACACAAACCACTTTGGTCTGAAAATAATTTTTGTTTTTGTCCTTTGATAAAGGTATATCCATTTTGCCTTGCTCCACGTCTATCTTTATAATCTTGGTTTCTAGTTTTATATCTACAAGAATGGCAAACGTTTACACGTCTTCCATTTCCTTTATTGACAAATTTTTTTTCTTCCATAGTATTTTTACAGTGTATGCAGGTTCTCATATTTACATTATATCAGATATTCTCCCATAACCCCCCCCATTTTAAATAAAGTGATAGTACTACTCATATTCTGATATAATAGCAGTGGAGGTCACAATGTCATTAATAGATGAATTAAATAACAAAACTGTATTTGAGCTAAGATCTTATGCAAAGAAAAACAATATTGACCTATTCGGGGTAAGCACAAAAAAAGATATATTAGAAGTAATTTTTAGTTTTGTACCAAAAGAAACAAAAGAGCCAGTAGTTAAAAAAAAAACACCAACAGAAAAGGTTGCTATATATTCATTGCGTAACATGAGCTGGAATGGTGTTGGAGAGTTGACTAAGGGCTATAACATAGTCACTGTAGAGGAGGCTGAAAAATGGGTAACAAACAAGTCCGTTCGTACAGCCACCCCAGAAGAAGTGAAGAGAGCATACGGTAAATAACCCATGGAAGCTTTAAGAGTCCCACCATATCCTATTCTTATTACGTATACCGTCGCAGAACCAAATACGGAACATATAGTAGAAATCATGGATAAAGATAGAAATGATATTCTTGCAGAGTATGAGGTAGACTCTTCTGCAGATTCAAAGATTGCCATAGAGGTTTCTGGAGATCTTACTAAGTATGACGATAGCTACTACTTGGTTGTTTATCAGGAACTAAGAGAGCAAGACTCAATAGTGGTTGAAGATAACCTAGAAATTAAAAGACCTTACGTTAATCCTCAAAAGCTTGGAACTACTGCATCAGAAATAGCTGAGTACGCACAGTATGAAAGAATAGCAAGAGCAATCATTGACTCTGTAACTGGTGGATTTTATTATAAAGTAGAGTGGCTTGATACCACTGGACAAGCTACTGACTACCTACCTATCTGGGACAGAGTTTACAAAATTTTACAAGCTTATGAAAACTCATCTTTAGTTTATGATGCAAGTCTAGCAGAACCTGTTCTTGGTGAATGGTCATACGATCTAAGTAAAGATAAAACTGCCATTGTTAAAAATGCACAAACAACAGGTCTAATTGAAAATAGGTCTCAGCAAAAAGGTTTAAATCTTCAAGTTGCTCCATCAGATTCATTTAATGTTTACGATACAGACTACAGCGAAAATGCATATACATTTTCTACTGGAGTAGCATTTCCAGAAGGTTGGGACTATTTGTTCTTACTTGAAATAGGATATAAGGTTGTTCCACACGACATTTATGAAGCAGCAATGATGTTAATTGAAGATATTAAATGTGGAAAAATAGATTATTACAAGAGATATGTAACTGCTTATAATACAGAACAGTTTAGAATTCAGTTTGATAAAACAGTTTTAGACGGTACTGGAAATATGCTAGTTGACAAGATCCTTGATAAATACAAGAAGAGTATAACAAGAATTGGTATTCTTTAATGCAATGCGAAGCAACAGACTTTATGTACCCAATGCTTGCAGACATCTATTACCCAATAGTTGATCAAGGAGCATACGGCAACTTAAAAAAACAATGGGTTCTTGATAGGTCCATAGCCTGTAATTTTGCTCCAACTGGGCAATCTGCTTCAGAAGAAGTAAAGCCAAATGTTAATATCAGCAAAGAAAATATTTTACTTGGTAGGACAAAGACTGACCTTCGTATAGCCTCTAATAATGCAAGAAACTCAATTACAAATGTTGTAGTTACAAATATTAGAACACAGCAGCAAAGCAATATATACATGGAAACCTCTGGAACAAGAGATGGCAAGTCCACCCTTTATGAAATAGCATCAAGCGAAGCTATAGTGGGTCCATTTGGAAATGTTGAATACTATAAGGTTGTATTGCGAAGATCAGAGAATCAGGCAAGTGACCTCTAATGAAAGTTATAATGAATGACGTCATGTTCAAAAAAGAGATGAAAAATATTATTGATTACTCTGTTGGATTTTTAGACGGTATCAAAGCAGGAAAAACAAAGTTTTTGAACAACATAGGAATAATGACAAAAGAATTACTAGAAGAATATATTGACACAAATGCCAGGGTAAATCCAAAAGCACTACACCATATATATGAATGGTCTAAAGTGGGAAGTCCTGATGCACGTCTATATGATATAAACTACACAATAAGCAACCTTGGCCTTTCGTTTGTGTCAACGATGAAGCAATCAACATCAATTAAGGATGGCTCATCAGTACCTTTTTATAACAAGGCTAAAATTATGGAACAAGGAACTCCAGTAACCATTAGACCAACAAGATCAAGCGTGTTGGTTTTTGAAGATGGTGGAGAAACATTCTTTACTAAAGGCGAGGTTGTAGTAGATTCACCTGGAGGAATAGAGACAACAGGCTCTTTTCAAAAAGTTGTAGACACATTTTTTAATAGATATTTTACACAAGCATTTTTAAAAACAAGTGGTTTGCATGAATACTTAAGTAACCCACAAGTTTATAAAAGAAATTTAGCATCAGGAAAAACAATGGGCAGATCAAAAGGTTTGCAGGTTGGTTATAGATGGATAGCGAATGCGGGGATTAGATAATGGCTAATGATTCACTTTTAAATACACCCGTTCTCTGGGTTAATAAATATCTTGAAGATAAGATTCCTTTGCTAACCAACATTGAAGTTCCCCTATTTCCTTCAACCCCCTCAATACTAGATGACCTAACTGGGTCATTTCCAGCAGCTGGTGTTATGGGCACATGGGATAGACTTGTAAAGATGAACCGTAAAACTCTGCCACACATTAAAAGTGAGCAAATATTATATTATTTTTATGCTACCGCAGAAAATACCATAGAAAATATGGTTCAAATACAAGAGGCTGTTCTTAGACTTATGGATCGCCTAGATGAAACAGCAGAAGAAGTAAATAACTGGTGCTCAAATAGAGCCATAAATATAGGTACAGAAGCAATCCCAAATTTAATAGAAAATATGTTCTATTTTCATAACTTTAAGATATACCAGCTTGAAGAGACAAGAGATATCATAGACTTTGGAACTGCCCGTACTTATGGTGGAAATAAGATAATTATTGATTTTGAGTACCACCAGATGCCAGAACTAACCTCAAATAACTGGTCTCCAGAGACACCCCCTTCTAGTGGGCAGGGCTATGAGGTAGCATCAATAAACGGAAAGACTAAAAGAATAGTTATATAAAAGGCTGTTATAATTGTTTTGAGGAAACAAAACGCCGTACAACTTAATATATACCCTAATAGAAAGAGGTAAAATAAATGGCATACAGTCGTGGAACTAATACCAACATTATTGTTGGTGCAGCTGCACTTTTTATTGCAGATGAAGTTCTGACTCCAAATACATTGGAGACAGCAGTATCAAGTGAATCGTTTAGAGAGACTCTCGCAGATGATGCATTTTATACAAACGTAGGTTACACCATGAACGGTCTTGAATTGCAGTTCCAACCTGATTTCGGTGAAGTACAGGTTGACCAACTTCTTGACGTTGCTAAGCTTTACAAGCAAGGAATGCAAGTAAATCTTGCTACAGCATTTGCTGAAGCAACTCTAGAGAACTTGCTTTATGCATTGGCATCAAATGATACACAAATTGAAGGAAACAAGTTATCATCAACAGGAAGAGCTCTTAACCTTTCTGCAGGTGAAATTGGAGAATGTCCAGTTGAGCGTGGTATCGTTGCAGTAGGACCAGGAACTGGTGACTGCGAAGATTCAGCATACGTAGAGCGTGTTTACACAGCTTATCGTGCACTCTCAATTGAGAATGTAACAGTATCTGCAAAGCGTGATGAGGCTTCAATGTTTGAAGTTTCATTCCGTCTTCTTCCAGAGGATGGATCAGGATCATACGGTAAGATCGTTGATCGTACTTGGACCCTAGGTTCATAATAATTAAATAATACGACTTGGCCCACCTTGTAATGAGGTGGGCTTTGTTGTTTTTGTGGTAAACTTAATATACTATGGCTACAGAGATATATAAAACAAAAAATATTTATTTATTTGACGGTACAGAGGTAGAGGCTATGCCGTTAAAAATTAAATATTTACGAGAATTTATGGATGCTTTTAAGCATATAAAAGAAACTAAGAATGACGATGAGGCAATGCGGGTTTTATTAGAGTGTACAAGAATTGCAATGAAACAATATTATCCAAAGATATCTTCTAGTATAGAAGATTTAGAAGATAATATAGACATGCCAACTGTACACGAAATACTAGACATTGCTGGAAATATTAAAATAGGTGGTGATGAAGAATCTGATGTTAAAGAGCAGGCACAAAAAGGTGATCCAGGTCCATCATGGGAAGAGTTTGATTTAGCAAAGCTAGAATCAGAGGTATTTTTACTGGGTATATGGAAAGACTACAAAGAGTTAGAAGCATCTTTATCTTTATCAGAAATAATGGCAATAATATCAAGTAAGAGAGAATTAGATTATCAAGAGAAAAAGTTCTTTGCAGCTATTCAAGGGGTAGATTTAGATGAAGCATCTGGGTCTGATCGTGGACAAAAAGAATGGGAAGATATGAAGGCTAGAATATTTAGTAATGGAGCAACAAGTGATAGTAACGATGTATTAGCACTTCAAGGACAGAATGCTAAAAAAGCAGGGTTTGGAATTGGATATGGCTTAGATTACAACGATGAAAGAGACCCAAATCTTTTAAAATAATTAATTGAAAATGGAATGGGAATGTGTGATATACTTATACAATGAAAACATGTTCTTTTGATAGTTGCACAAATAAATCAATATCGCTTGGGTATTGTGATAAGCACTATCGTAGATTTAAAAAATATGGAAGTGCTGATAAAGTACATACATTTATCCCCAAGGTATGCTATATAGATAACTGTAATAAGCAGTCAAGATCAAAAGGTTTATGTGAGTTACATTATAGGAGGCTAATAAAGACTGGAACCACAGAATACGTAAAGGTAACAAAATCATGTTCAGTTATAGGATGTGAGAGAAAACACGTAGCAAAGAGATTGTGTGGAATGCACTATGAAATGAAAACTCAAAAAATATCTATAGATGACAACGCTATAAAAATTATTAATAATCATAGTGGTTTCTGTGATATTTGTGGCACTGATTCACCAGGGTTTGGACGTAAAAATTTTTGTATAGACCACAACCACTCCACTGGGTCTGTAAGAGGAATGCTTTGTCAAAAATGCAATATAGGTCTTGGTAATTTTAATGATGACCCAGAACTTCTAAAAAATGCAATAAACTACCTTAAAAACTAAGCGTATATGGTATAATTGTTTAAACCTATGGGAGGGATCAACATGGCAACAACAGTGCACGAAGCACAGAAGATCAAGCTAATTGATGGTACAGAAATAACTTTAAGACCGCTTAAAATTTCACTTTTGAGAAAGTTTATGGCAAAGTTTGAGGGTATAGCAGCAGTAGTAGATGACAACGAAAAGTCTATTGACCTGCTAATGGAATGTGTTCTAATTGCAATGGAGCAGTACAAGCCAGAGCTAGCTACAGACATTTCAGTACTTGAAGATAACATTGATTTGCCTACCGTTTATGAGATTGTTGAAGTAGCTTCAGGAATTAAGATTTCTGATGCAGCAACAATGTTCAGCGGTAATGAATAATAACTAAATAAAGAGGTATAGTGAATGGCTGATACTCAGTCCAATATTCAAGTAAACATTGATACTGCTCAAGCACTTGCTAGTATCAAAAACTTGCAGAGACAGATATCAGCCTTTCATTCCTCAATGGCTAAGGGTGGAGCTGCAGCTAATGCAGTTTCTACCCAGCTTCAGCAAACATTAATTAATTCAATAAACGCTACTGGTCAGTTTTCAGCAGGAATAAGAACAATAAGGACTACCACTGAATCTTTTACTAATAGCCTAGAAAAAAATAAATTCTCACTAGGAGAATATTTTAGATACGCTGGTGGTGCAACAAAAACTTTCGGCAGACTATTTAAGACTGAACATGACACCATAAATAAAGTAGCAAGAGAAAATGTAAAAGATTTACAAACACAGTATATTCGTCTAGGTCGTGATGCTAGCGGAGCAATGAGGTCAATTGCTGTTAGACCTCTAGCTCTTGATATGACTGATCTTGGAACAAGAACACAGATAGCTGCTCAAAAGCAAGCAATCTTAAATCAACTTTTAAAACAAGGATCAACCAACCTTCTTAACTTTGGTAAAAATACCCAATGGGCAGGACGCCAGCTTATGGTTGGTTTTACATTGCCACTTATTGCAGTTGGATCTGCTGCTTCCAAAACATTCATGGATATGGAAACACAGGCTATTAGATTTAAGAAGGTCTATGGAGATTTATTTACACCCACTGGAGAATCACAGCAAGCATTAAAGGATATTCAAGAGCTGGGTAAAGAGTTTACTAAATATGGCATTGCAGTTTCAACAACCGTTGGTCTAGCAGCAGAAGCTGCAGCAGCAGGCTTTAAAGGTGTTGATCTACAAAGACAGACAGCAGCAGCAACCAGACTTTCTATTCTTGGTCAGGTAGAAAGCCAAAAAGCACTTGAAACAACTATTGCATTACAAAATGCTTTCTCAATGTCTTCGGAAAATCTTTCGGAATCAATTGACTTTCTTAACGCAGTAGAAAACCAAACAGTACTTTCTCTTGATGACATTTCAACAGCTATTCCAAAAGCAGCTCCAGTTGTTCAACAACTTGGTGGTGATGTTAAAGATTTAGCTTTCCTTATGACTGCTATGAAGGAAGGTGGAATTAATGCATCAGAAGGTGCTAACGCACTTAAGTCAGGACTTGCATCTTTAATTAATCCAACTGGCAAAGCAAACGATATGCTTTTGAGTTTTGGAATTAATGCAAAAAAGATAGTTTTAGATAATAAGGGTGATCTTAAGAAAACTGTTGTTGAATTTGCAACAGCTTTAAACATGCTTGATCCACTTAATAGAGCTCAAGCCATTGAGCAAATGTTTGGAAAGTTTCAGTTTGCACGTCTTTCTACACTATTTGCAAACGTAACAAAAGAAGGAACTCAAGCATCTCGTGTTCTTGATTTAGCTGGAGCTTCAGTTCAAGAACTTGCAGGTTTGGCAGAAAAAGAATTAGGCATGACTTCAGAGTCTGCTATGAATAAATTTAAGGGTGCTGTTGAAAATCTAAAGCTATCTCTTATTCCGCTTGGAGAACAATTCTTAAAAGCAGTAACACCAATTGCTGAATTTATTACAAAAGTATTAGACAAGTTTAATGGTTTTAGTGATAATACTAAAAAGATTATAGTTGTACTTACTGGAATAGTTGCAGGCCTTGGGCCAGTCTTGTTGATGACAGTTGGTTTGGTCATGAACGGTCTTGCAAACATGATTAAACTTTTTTCATTTTTAAAGTCATCATTTAATAAAACTGGACAGGCAACTGCAATTCTAGGAACTGAAGTTCAGTATATGACCACTGAACAAAGAAATGCAGCAGCAGTTGCAGCATCTCTTGATCAGGTTCACACTAAACTTGCACAAACATTTACCTCTGAAACAACAGCAGTTAATGCACTAACACGAGCATATCAAAGAGCAATTGCAGCTCAGTCACAATTTGTTCCAGTAGCTCCACCCATTACTCGTGGACCAATTAAAAAGTTTGCAGACGGAAGACCATTAACCGTTGGCGGTACAGGAAATCAAGATTCTGAACTAGCACTCTTGATGCCTGGAGAGACAGTAATACCAACAAAGATGAGTAAAAAGTATGGTCCACTTATTAATGCAATGATTGCAGGAAACATACCTGGATATGAGTTTGGAAAAGAAGACGGAACCCCTGGAGCATTTTCTTTTGGCGGAAGAGAGTTTCCAGTAAGACAAGCCTCAATCCCTTCAGTAAGAAGATTTATAGCACAAATACAACAACTAGGCGGAGTAGTCTCTAACATTGATGATGTTATATTTAAAGTACTAGAAGATATGACATCGGAACTTGAAAAAGGTGCAAAGATTACCAAGTCAGGCCTTGAAAAAGCTATGGCAGCCAGTAATGTAACTGAATTAGCAAAAAGCACAAAGGCAGCACAAGGTGGTTTTGAAGGAAATGCTGGCGCAGTAATGGCGCATGGATTGCCTAAGATTACACTAACTCCAGAACAAGTAAAGGCATTTGAAGGTACAACAGTTGGAACAAGACTAGCAGACAGAGTTCCAGGTGCACCAGTAACTGGATTAAGTAATATGGTGTTTCCAATGCCAGCTGCATTTAATCAAGACAGAATGACTGGAGCAGAAGGTGCACAGTGGATAGGTCAAAATAGAACAAGGTTTACAACAGATTTTGCTGCACAGGCAGGCCTTAATCCAAATGATCCAGACTTACTTAGATTTGGAACTGCAGTTGGAAAGGCGCTAAAGTCTGCAGCATATAGAGGTGTAGTTGTAACTCAAGAAGATTTTGAAAGAATAATTAGTCAGGCACTGGAAAAAGAAATATTTGATGTTGGAAAAAATACTTCTACTGCAGTTAAAACAGCTTTTGCAGATGCAAAAAAAGTTTCTACACTTATGTTCCCAACCGTATCCCAATCTGGAAGAACGGGTTATAGTAGAGTTCCTGTTGCAGAAGATATGCGAGGAACAACCGTAGATGGTATACCACTAGCACAAGGGTCATCTTATAAAAATAGAGGCGTTACTGGCGCTCAGCATGAAGCAGCAGATAAGTTTACAATGAAAGCTGTTAGAGCAAGAGTCCGAAGATTCTTTACTAAAATGCCTAAAGAGGTAGAGCAAGAAGTTAAAGAAGTACTAGATATTAATTCACCATCAAGAGCTACCAAAAAGCTTGGTAATGATACAGCAACTGGATTTGTTTCTGGTGTTAAGGAACTTAATGATGAGGCAAGGGCTGCTGGTAAACAGGTAGGCTCATCAGTAGTTTCTGGTGCTACACAAAGTGGAAGAGCACGCAGGGTAGCCACAAGACCTCAAGGACCTGCACCAATTGGAGCTACACCACAACCAGGCATGAGAATATTGCCAATCGTTCCTCCAAATCCTAAAGGACCAATTCCTCCAGATCCTAATGGGCCAACTCCAACAACTCAAACAAGAGGGCAGATGCTTGCTGATAGAGCAAGAGGTGTTGGTACAAGAATGAACTCTATGGGTGGAGGCATGGGTCTTTTGGGAGTCAACATGGGACTTTCAATGCTTCCAGATTTTGCTGGAAAAGGTGTTATACAAGGAGGTCTTGCAGGCGCCAATCTTGGCATGATGTTTGGTCCTTATGGAATGGCAGCTGGTGCAGCAATAGGATTAGTTACATCTGCTCTTGGCAATTTGATTGAAAAGCAAAAGCAACACAAAGCCATGACAGAGGCAATGTTTAAGTCAAGTTCATCTGTTGCAGAATTTTTTGGTAACGCTGTTGTAAATACAACAATGGAAGTGGGAAGACTTAGTAGCGCAACTCTGGCTGCTTCATCATCAACAGAAAATTTAGGAAAAAACTTTGGATATACAAATGAAGAACTACAAAGGTTTAGTGATCTAGTTAACTCTCTACCACAAGGTAATCCTCTAAAAGATATTTTGGTTGGACTAGAAGATGTAACTGATCCAGAAGAAATAAAGAAAATTATAGACAATTTTGTTACAACTCAAGTTGCTGTTGGCCAAACTCTTCCAGAACAAGCTCAAAAGATCTATGATTTAATTTTAGCTCAAAGTGGCAACCAATCTATGGTTGGGCAATCTTTCTATAATTTTAAAACACAGTCTGAAGCTGTTTCTGCTACACTTAAAAATGCACGTAAAAATTCCGTAGATCTTGGTAATAGTTTAATTCAACTAACGGGTGCAGCATCTAATAGCTCATCTTTAATATTCATAAAATCAATTATTGACGGTATAGCCGCCTCTGGCATCAGCGCAGCAGAAGGTTTAAATGCTATGTACTATGCCTATATTAGAATAGGAAATCAGGGTGCAGCAGATTCATTACAAAACCTTAGAAGAATTCAGGGACTTACCCAAGCTGAGATAAATAGCCTTATGATATCTGGTACACAGGGATTTAGTTATCCAGTTGGACAAGATACAACACGTAAAGAAATACTAGAAGCCCAAGCAGAATTTAATAAAACCCTTAAAGAGGAAGGTCTTGTAAAATCAGGAATAAAGCCGTACAAAAATTTGGCTGATGAAAAAACAATTTCTATTAAAAAAGAAATTGACTTGTTAAAAAAGAGAAAAAAGATAATTGATGATCAAATTAAAAAAGAAAAACAAATTACAGATGAATTAAAGAAGCAAAATGACTATAGAGATAAACAATTAAAGATTGACAAAGATATAGTTGAAGCAAAAATACGTGGAGACTATATTGGAGCTGCTATTCTTTTACAAGAAAAAACAAGCTTAACTGATGAATTTAATAAAGAAAATCAACTTTCAGCATTGCAGGCTCGTTCTGATGCTCTTCAACAACAGATAGAGGAAAGACAGTCTGTTAGTGATGATATGGTTGCAGCAATTCAATCCACAACAGATGCTGTTACAACAGGTTCAGCAAACATTGTCACAGCTGTTAGAGAAGCAGGTGGATTTCCAAGTATAGACGGAGATGGAAGTTTTAAATCACCACTTACTATTGCTTCAGATGCGGCATCAATAAAATCATATATAGAATCAGATAAACCATCAGCTGGAGTTTCAAACGAAGGGGTATCTGTAGGCACAGTAGCTCCTTCAGCAATTGATGCAGCAAAAGCTTATAATGAAACTTTTGCAGAAAAAATTACTAGGCTGACTCAGCCAGGTCTTAAAACAGAAATGCAAATGCTTGAAGATTATATCAGAACCCAGATTGTTTTTCCCCCAGACAAAAAACATATTTTTATTGAGATCAAAGGCAGTGATGGTTTATTTTATAAATTTAAGGTTGCTAAAGATAAAAATGCAAAAAATGGTTTTATTAGAGTTGGTGATCCAATTAAGAAAGCAGCTGGTGGATACATTGAAAACTTTATGGGTGGAGGAAATGTAAGAGGTGCTGGCACTGAGACTTCTGATTCTATAGCTGCATATCTTTCAAATGGCGAATATGTTATTAAAGCAAAATCTGTCAAGAAATATGGAACAGAAACTTTTGATGCTCTAAATGCTGGAAGGTTTGCTAATGGTGGACTAATTAAAGGATATGATAATGGTGGATTAGTCTCAGGTACAGGTATGTACAGCGGAAGAATGTTTATCCCACCAAAGTATTCAACATCATATTCTGAACAATACGATCCACGCACCAAGCAACCTTTTAAATTCCCCGCTGAAGGTGAAACTGTTCATTTTATGGAAGACATGCTGCCACCTTCAATGCGTCCGCAAAAGAGTTTGTTCGGACAATTTAAGCGTCTGTTTACCCCTTCACTTTGGGGAATAGGAAAAGATGTACGGGGTAAAGATGTAACAGGTGGAGTAGTAGATCTTCCTTATAATGTTGGATATAAAGGTATTTATAAGAATTTACTATTCCCAACTGCACTAATGCTAGACAGAGCTACAAGGCTTGGCCCTAGTGGGCCGTCTGGTCTATATGGTAGCCCATTAGCTGGTACAAATAAAAAGAGAGAGGCTGAACTATTAGCTAGATCTAGAGCAGAAGGATTTGGCTCAGTCGCACCTGAAGTATTGCTCACCGCAGGACTTGATATGGCAAGTGTTTTTCCACTTACTGGAGTTGGTTCTAAAATAGGAAACATAGGATTCAGTCAAGCACAGATTGCAAAAATGGCTGCTGAAAAAGCTGCTCAAAAAGCTGCTACAAGATCAGCTTTAGAAAAAGCAGGTATTGGACTTCCAGGTATGATGCAGTCCATTCAATCTAGACTTAGTCCACAAGCTGCACTTAGAAAAAAGACCGCGTTTGCTAAAAATGCTGCAGTTGCAGCAATGATAGGTGCATCAAAACCATTTGCTGAAAATAAACTTTCCTTAATGCTACCAGAGCTAAAGTCAAAAAATTCTGTTTCAACTTCTATTACAGCTAAGCCTGGTACTAAAAAACATGCTGGCACTCTTTCTGACTGGGTAGAGCACGATGGCTATAGAATACCAGTTTATCGTGGGGGCCCTTTTGGAGAAAACGAGTCAGTAATATTTCAAGGAATGGGAGAAGATTTTTCTCCAATTTTAAAACGCGGTCACGTTACAACAGTAATACCTACGTCACCATCAGGAATTTTAAAATATGCATTAGACCAAAAGCCAGGAGATAAAAATCTACAAGAATTACTAAATAGTTTTACTGCTGACCCAACAATACCTGGAGTAATAGGTAAAAAAGAAGAAGAATTTTTAATGCAAATGTTAGCAAGTTTAAATATAAATCTTGTAAAAAATACAACATTTGGTAGCAAAAGAACATTCTTTCCTAAGTTAGCGGATAGTCAGTCTACAGAAGGATTAATGACATTTATTTCTTCTCTATTAGGAAATGAAAAAGCATCTTCTATTGTTAAATCTAAAACAAAAGCTATGAACCCTGAATTAAAAAAGATTGTAGATTCTTATGTAAAAGAAGCAGAGGAGCAACGATCAGCAATGGCTGCAAGAGCTGCTCAAGGGTATGATGTAGCACCAACAATAACATTAGACGAAGTTCCAATGATTAGGTCTTATAATCATGGAATAACATACAATAAAGACGGAGACATTGTTGAGCAAGCTGCTGGATTTCATATATTTAAAGATATATTCGGCCCATCTGGTGGCACTCAAGGAGGAATTGCTAGATCAACAAAGCACTTCACAATAGGAGATTCAGTTCAGCAAAGAACTGGACATACTAGTGGATCAGTATGGAGTCCAAATCAACCAAAAGTAGTTACCACATTAAGAAATTTAATTGACAACAATGGTAATCCAGAAAATTTACATGAAGTAGACAGTTGGTGGATACAGCAATTTGGCAAAGAGTTTAAAATAGGAAGAAAAAACGCTAGCGTTATTCAACCCATTACTGGAAGAAAAGACTATATTGAAGAGCTAAAAAAGCTTGGGATATATAAAGAAGGAGAAGAATTTCCAATAATTGCAGAAAACGCTACAAATAAGTCTGTACACTATTTGCAAAAACCAAAATATTCTGAAAAAGAAATAGAGCAGATACTAAAAGAATTTAGTGATAATCGTTACGAGCTTCCATCAATATCAAGAATACCACAATCAAAAATGAACGGAAATCTAAAAAGAAAAGGCTTTCTATTTCAAGATTCACATGGAATAGCTTATACAGCCCATAGATTGTTAGAAATACTTGCCATACAACGTGCAAAAAAACAAATTGGTATAGATACACCATTTCAAAGACTTCAAGATCATAGCTCATCAAGCATAACTTTAAGTGATGACATAGCAGCGATAGCTCGCACTATTGGAGCAAAACCTAGTTCACGCCACAGCGATTCTAGTTTAAGCGATTTAGAAAGCGCTGGAACTAAAGGATTTTTTGATCAAGGCACTGAAGAAAATCCAGATTTTAGTAACCCATTTAAACTTCTACAACGGGGTGGAACTTCAAGCACAGAGAATGCACTATCAGCAATGCTAATGCATCAATTTTTTGGAAAATATAGTAGCGGAAAAGTTAGATCAAATTCTACTGACCCCGCGATAAGACTTTCTGAGGCAACAGGGCTGTATGTTCGTCAATTGATGGAATATAGGTCAGGTGCAACAACAACTCCCCCAAGCTGGGAAGAGTATGTTGCGTTAACAAAAAAAATACAAAAAGACTTGGAAGATAGCAGACTGGCCCTTTCTGCTGGTGGATATATCAATAACAGAAAAGTTAAACTTCCTAAGTTTGCTAATGGAGGTTCTATTAAGGGCTATGCAATGGGCGGACTTATAAAGGGACCAGGTACAGGAATATCAGATTCAATTCAAGCAGGCTTTGGATATGCTGGTGGAGGATCAATTAGAGTTTCAAATGGAGAATATATTGTAAAGGCATCATCTGTTAGAGATTATGGCGTTAAGACAATGGATGCAATTAATAACGGTACCGCAAGAGTTGGCACAGAATCTGGCGGTACAGTGTATAATATAAATATGCCTGTTACAAGTAATAATGCAAATCCAGAAATTGTTGCAAATGAAGTTATGAGAAAGCTAAAACTTGAAATAAGCAAGAATAATAAAACAAATAGAGTTGGTGGATAATGGCTTATTCAATTCAATCAGGTATACAGGTATCCCTAGATAATGTTAATTGGCAAAAAATTACAGATCATAATAGAGAGCCAATTTCAGTGTCTACAGAGCTTATTGAAACCCAGGCTAGAATGGCTAACGGTAGAATGAAGAAGTATGTAGTTTCTCAGAAAAATACAATATCAGCATCATGGACATATGTCCCATCAAAAACATCTGAAACAGCAGACCTCAACCATGGTGCTGCTTGGCTTGAATCATTTTATAGATCTAATGTAGGGTCTCCAATTTATGTTAAGATAGTAGAGTCTGGACTAAATGGGTCTGAAGATTTTGTTACTGCACAACATACCTCTAAGGTATATACTGTATTTATGACTAACTTTTCTAAAACCATTATTAACAGAACAAAGGTTTCAGATTACGTTAGTATGAGCATTGACTTTACGGAGATCTAATGCTAGGTAATGTCAGCTCTTCAGTCTTCACAGGCTCAGACTCAATCACTTTGACACCAGTAGTTTCTGCAGAGTGGAATCATAATTTATTTAATGCTCCATATATAACTACCGCTGGAATCGGAGAAGAGTTAACGGCAACTGCAATATCACCTTTGCCAACAGATGTAACACCTACGCTTAAGCCTAACTTTGTAACTAAAAGCTTTGCTATGTTGCGACCAGTTAACGTTCAACCAATTACTACATCAACACCAAGCGCAAGTGACTTTGCTATAACAAATTCAGTTGTATCTTCATCTAGTATTAATGTTTCTTGGTCTAATCCACCAACTGGAACTGTATTTTATAGAGTTCAAACAACTGGTCAGTCAGACACAATTTCATCAGGAACAAGCTATACATTTTCTGGACTATCATCAGGCCAATCATATACTATAAGCATTGAGGCATGTAATTCTTCGTTTGGTGTTCTTGGTAGTATTAGTCAAATTTTTACAACTCAGTTATCTCCACAAGATATGGTTAGTCAAGGAAAAGTATCATATACTATATCTGGAGGATCTAGTTCTGCATATAAAGTAGTCACATATGTAAAGACTAGTAGTCCTATTCCAGTAATGATAAATGCATCAGGAAGAGGAACAGGCGTTCAGTACGGCTCTGAGTACGTTGAGGCAGACTCTTTAGGATGGACTAAGGTTGTTACCTACGTAGCCTCCCAAAGCTCTGATAACACCTTTGCAGGCTTTGTATACACTATCGCAGCCAACTCCATAAGTGGTGAAACAAATAATCCAATAGTATATTTTACAGAACCTAAAGTATACGCTACCACTTATTTTGATTATCAAAACCACTCACTATTTCCAACAGAAATGCCATTTACATATTTTAGGCCAGGGGAGTCATATGTAGGATCAGGTAATACAAAGTCAAACTTCCCATCTGCATTTAGAAAGATTACCTCTCCAGTGCTTACTGGATATACTACTCCTACATATTTTCCAGTAACTCCAATTTTACAAAATCCAAAGTTTTGTCTTGCCTCTAAGCCTGTACCAATATTAAAAAATGCTTTACCAACAGATACATCTGCATATAGATATTTTGTTTCAGATGAATCATCAAGAAGCATTACATCTATTTATGAAAAGCCAATTACAACAAACAAGTTAGTTATTAAATTTAATACATTAATGACTGTGCCAGTTGTTAACATAGCTATTGATGGAACTAACATTACAGTTGACGATAGTCAAAATATATCACCTTCAGCTAACTCAGAAGGTGGAAGAAGTACTGGAGTCCTAATTCTATACTGGAATGGTTCTGCTTGGACTAAAACAAAGTGGTCATCAATGCCACAATTCAGCTCTACTGGATCATTATATTTGTCTACATCATTTAGCAAGATAACTATAACTCAGATAGATCAAAGAACTAATCCAGAATTTTTATCTTTGACAGGAGAAACACCACCACCTTCAGCAGGACCAACAATTACCTCATTTTCTGCTCAGTGTGCTAACCCTGATAATGGAAGATGTTTATCTTCATCAGTTGGTCAAACCCAATCTATTTGGGCACTGTTTAGTTACGCTAACGCATCATCTTATAAAATAACAATGTCTCCCTCAACAACTGCTGGAAGCACAAAAACAAGCAATGCAAACTCAGACACAGATGCTTATCTTGGACTAGGATCTTGTGGAACAACTTATGCACTAACTTTAACGGTATACGCAGCAGACAACCAGCAAGGAGCTTCTTCATCTCAGACAATAAACTATACAGTAAACTGCACTTCAACACCAACAGAAATTCCTTCAGCTTCATTAAATGTAGTATCTGATTTAAAAAGAATGCACGTAGTAGAAATTTCTCCAAGACTTGAGATTGATTTGACAGATTTTGTTCAGTCTGTATCTATTGATAAATCTTTAGATGCAAGCAATAGCCTACTTCCCATTTCTTCTCTAAATTCCAACGATGCCCGAATTACTTTATCTGGAATACCAGCTATGATTGGATCAACAATAGTTCCAATTTTTTCTAGTCAAAGTGATCAGTCATCTACAATATTGGCAAACATGCTAAGAAAAAATATTAAGTTTTATATAAACTTTCATCTTAAAGAATACGCATCACCTAACTCAAAAATATCGTCAGACACCTATATTCCTGGCGGAGTTTTTTATTCAGACTCTTGGGCTGAAAATGATATTAAGGATATTACAGTTCAATGTTTTGACATTTCTAGGTACTTACAATCAATAGCAGTAGCAGACTATGTTGTGAATTTAAAGAGGCCATTTGAAATTATAACAAATATTTTAGATTTATCTGGATTTACAGACTATGACTATGACTCTCTTTATAGAATATTTGACTCATCAGAAGCTCCAGTAAATCTTTATTATTATTATTGTAATTCTAAAGATTCAACCATTATGGAATGCTTAAATGAATTGTTTATAGCTTATCAAATTGGCGCATATATTGATGAGTATGGAGTTATGAAGTTTTTAAGTTTACACAACATATTATCATCTTCAGGATCTAACCTTGCTTTGACAGATGGCAACATTATGAAAGATGGATTTAATATATCAAATAATGCTAAACCAGGAAAAATTTCTTTAAAATATCAAACACCAAAAATTAAACAATCACCAACTGTTCAGAATGTAAACAATGTTGATATAAAAAATTCCCCATCTTATATATACACAACTTCAAATGATGTTGTTTGGAGCCAGCAAACCGTTGACTCTGTTGGATTTAATTATCTTAAATCAGATATGCTAGAAAATTCCAATATATTTGAGATTAACACTAGTGATTTACTAGATATTTTTTATACATTTGATATGAGTAATGATGGCTTTGCATTTATTGAAAATGAAATTGTTTCTTTTGCATATAAAGAATACAAGCTGTCAACTCTTAGTGGCAGCAAAGAAAAATTTATATCTATTAAAAATAATCTTGATCTTACTTCATATATAGATACATTTATTAAAGAACAAGGTATTGGGCTTAGACTATCTAGTGCTAAAATTACCTCTGTCTCTGGTAATGGAACTGAGATTACTTATACATCAGCGAATACCTTTAAAGTTGGTGACAGAGTAATGATTGCTGGAGTTGTTCCATTTCTTTATAATATTCAAGGTATTATTAGTGAAAGAACAGCAACATCATTTAAGATATTAGGAAAACAAACAGGAACATATGTATCAGGTGGGGAAGCCTATATATCTGCAGACTATGACGTCCTCGTAGAACTAACAGGAAAAATTACAAATGTAGAACGTGGTCTATTTGGAACCGTTCCTATGGAACATAAAAAAATAGAAGATTTAGCAAGCAAGGGTTTGTCAAAAATAGCTATAACTCCAGGCTTTGAAATATCTAATACAGCACCTACAACATCAATTGTTAACAGTAAGGCAGAGTACCCTAAACTGCCAGAGGTAAAAAGCATTTCTTTAAGTACAGCAGATTCTGATTCAACACTTATATTTCCAACATCTCAAGTAGACATTGGCTATAAAACATACTCTGTTAAATTTAAATTAGATGAAGAAGGTGGAGCAGCAGCAGGTTTATTTTTTAATATGACAAGTGCAACTGATCCTACAGGCACATACTTTGTAGAACTTGCAAGATATAATAAGATTAATCCAAAAACACAGGAACTCTATGATGCACCAACATATAATTACACCCTAAGCATTTATGATCATACAGGAGCAACCCAGTCATGGGCAGATGTTACTGCTGAGTGTGTTAATATAATTGATAATTTTTCTAAAGTATTAAAGAAAGAAGGTACAGAAGATGCACCTATATATTCTTATGAAAGAGATCAGTGTTTCAATTTAAAGGTGGTTCATTATTTAACAGATGGTAAAGATGGAGAAGATGCAACAGTTGAAGATCCAAAAAACTGTTTGTTAGTGTTTATAAATAATGTTGAGATAACTGGCTGGCAAATTCCAGGAACAGAGTATAATGGAACTACTGCTCCGTCAGCAACTGGATGGCAAGCATCAAAAGTTAATCAGCTTACGGGCCTGGGGCAAAAGCCAACGATACCAGATGACATTAAAATTGGTACAAAATTTGGGTTTTTTGCTTGTAGTATCCCACAGAGCATAACTAATCTTTTTCCACCACGTATAAATTATCTTCCAGTCTCTAATATACCAGCGACACTGAGAGAAATACATTCTACTGTAAAACCATTAAAAGAAAGAAGTGTAAATTACTTCTATCAAGATAGAGAATTTTTAAATGGACTAGTTCAAAAACAACCACTGTATACAAAGTCTCCCACATACCTTATGCAAACAACTCCAGAAGTATCTGGAATTAATTATTATGATGTTGAGTATCAAACCCCAGCTGCTGTTTCTGTAGACGTTTTTCCAGTTAGCTATATGATGAAATATTTTCCAGGTAATAAGCCAATAGATAAACAACAAGCTCAGAAGAAAATAGTTGATGAATATTCTCTAGCTTATTCAACACCAATAAATACTGGGTTCAGATTAAGAATGGCAATAGCCAATGGATCCCCACATATGGTGTACCTTAAAAAAGACTCTGATGATGTAAACAATGCTACTGTATTTCTAAATCTATTTACACAGGAAATAATTGCACCTTCAGATCCAGAAATTATTGAAAGCATTATAGATTATTCTAACTTGTCAGAAACAGTTCAGGTAGACTCAGAGTGGATACAGTCTAAGCAAGCAGCCTATAAAACACTAAAGGTTGTTCAAAGAGGTATTGAGGGTTTTTCTAAAAATGTATCTTTAAGTATATTTGGCAACCCTTTAATTCAGGTGGGAGATATCGTAACCCTGTCTTACTCCTTAAATGGCATTGTTGGTCAAAGATATCTAGTACACTCAGTATCTCACAGCTTTAGCCAAGGACTATCAACATCTCTAAATCTTAAAAGGATTCAAGAGTAGTCCTTTGTGGTATAATTAATTGACAGGAGACAAAAATGCCATATGTTAAAATATCAGACCCTAATATTATAGATCTTGCTGCTTGGCACCAAGTTATTAATGTTATTAATCAACACAGCGATACTCTTTCTGCTATCACAAATAATTTTGGTATTAAAGGAACTGCTGTTACAGACTGGAATGGCGAAACAGAAATTTACGAAGAATTTAATTCTGGCTCACAAAAAATACTTTATGGAAAGATTGTGATTGATACTAGAGCAGGTTCTGCCCAAGATTTAAACGTAAATAATTATCGTATGTTTTATCAAACAATAGATTTTGATAACGCTCCAAGTGGAACAGCTAGCTTTAAAGCAAAACCAGTTATAACAACTTCAATATCCCTTCCTGGCTCAACTGTTACATCAGATAGAAACGTTGGTCTTATCTGTACTGTAATTGCAGTAACTCAAACAAGTTTTACGGTTCGTGTTATTAAGGCAAGAGAATTAACTGCAGAGACAGGCACAACGATTGCTGATCCAAAGCCAATTCAAACTTTTCAAATAAACTGGATTGCTATAGGACCAAAGTAATGGCTAAGGTACCACCTAAGTCTGTTTATAAAAGCCCCAAGTCTGTTGCTAGAAATCAACCCGTAACAATAAGTGTTGATGATCCAAGAGCAGCTTGGGATAAGATTGGACAGACTAGAGCAAGGTTAGGCTCTGAACTTGAACTTGTTGGATTAGATGACATCCCTTTAATTAGTGGAGGAAAAAGTTTAACAGCATCGGTTGGTCCACCAACATTGGGTATACCAAAAGATCTAGAAAAATTTGTAAGTCCTCCAAGTAATGGCCAAGAAGCTAAAATTGTATATGGATTTGGTGCTATAGTACCAACAGATATTACTAATGTTTCAACAGCCTGGTCAGGATCAAGTCTTGTAGTTACATTTGATTGGGACTATGCAGATCCTGCTAATGCAACCGTTACAGAATTTATTTTAGAAATAACTTTATCTACAGGCACAGTTCGTCAAACTCCATACGGTTCTTTTCCAGTAAATAGAACACAAACAGGACAAACAACAACACTTACAAAATCTTTAAATAGATCTACCCTTGGCGTATTTGGAACAAACATTACAAGTATTTGTGTTTATGCTATTGATGCATTTTATAATACAAGTGGTAAGGTTTGTGATGCAACAGTTCCTGCATACGTGGTTAACCTACCAGTACCAGTTATTACAGTTACTTCAGCAATGAGTGGATATAGCGTAGCTTGGACAATTCCAACATCTGTTCAAGATCCAGATGAGGTGTTTGACGCTATTGATATTTATGAATATGAGTCTAGTGCTTCTACAGAACCAACAGATGTCACTTATTCAAGGGTATACTTTGATCAAGTTTCACCAGCAAATATTATTACAGTTAATAGTAATGATAGATGGGTAAAGGCAAGATTTTCTTCAGATGGAGGAACATACACAGCATTTTCTGCTGCACAAAAAGTAACACCAACATCTCCAGTTACAGTAGACACCACTGGACCAGCCGCTCCAACTGGATCAGTAACTGGTGGATTAGAAACTTCTGGAACGATAGGCTTTAATGCTTTCTTAAATATATCTTGGACTGCAGTATCAGATACTACTTTACGAGGGTATAGAATTAGGTTTAGACCAGTAACTACTCCAGCATCTGCTTACTCTTATGTAGACTCCCCAGGAAATGGAACAACTTTTAGAATTACAGGTCTTGCTTCAGGCACAAGCTATGAAGTTCAAATTGCATCATATGATGAGTTTAATAACACTTCTTCATCATATCAAACATTAACTAATAGCCCAGTGTCAACTGCTGGATCTCCCTTTATAGGAACAAATGTTTCTACAACTGGATACTTTGAAGCTGGAGTTTCTGGAACAGATACAGGAGTTTTTAGATTTGGCTACGGGGTAGCTACTGGTAAAAGAGGCTTATCATTTAATACAAACAATTATTGGTATATAGATTCATCTCAGTCAGCGTCTTTAAAGGTTGGTGGAGCAGACAACTATGTTACTTGGGACGGCTCATCTCTTATAGTAGCTGGAGACCTACAGGCTAAAAAAGGATCGTTTAGCGGAAACGTAAACATTGCAAGTGGTGCATCTCTATATAGTGGTACTTTAACTGGAAATACCGTTACTGCTTCTGCTAATACTGGTGGTTCATTGTCTAGTGCAGGATACATATTAAATGAAGATGGAATTACATTTTCTAATGGGCTATCAGGAAATGATTTAAGACAAACTACTATAGTTGGAGCAAGTGGATTACTCACAACAAATTCAGCAAATATAGGTGGATGGATTATAACTCCAGGCTCAATAACAAAAACTGCAAGTGGAGAAGGAAAGATTTCTTTAGACTCAGCAAATGGATACATCTATGTAACTAGAGACGATGTAGAGACAATTACTGCTGGTATTAATAGTCCAAAAGATGATAACGATAATGTTTTTTGGTCTGGCGGAAGTAATCCAACAGATGAAACAAGCCCATTTAGAGTTAGACTAAATGGAGATCTATTTGCAAGCAATGCAGAAATTAAAGGTGTTATAAGGGCTACTAGTGGTGGTTTTGGAACATTTGATCCATCTACTAACCTTATTACAAACGGTTGGACTATTAGTACCAATGGAATAATTGCAAAGGGTGAGGGTAGCATTAAAATTGGAAACTATTCAATACAAACTCTTGAGCCAGACGGTTCTGATTTTTCAATAAAATATATTGCAGGTAATGAAAACCTAATAAGAACAGATTCTTTTGCTAGCAATGTTGATGATCCAAAAAGAATATTTATAGGTGATAGTACAAGACAGGTTGAAGTTGCTAAATCAGCAAGCCTATCTGGAGCTGGTTCAATAGTAACTTTGCCAACAAGCAATGCTACAGCTCTAAGTGCTTATCGCTCAGGTGGTCTAAGAAATATATTTACTGTTTCAGAGTCCGCAAGAAGTGGTTCAACTGGAGACGGAGTAGATTTTAGTGGAAATGTGCTAGATTATCCATCAGCAATTAAGGGTGACATGCTGATTGTTTATAAAACTACAGGAACCAATCCAGACCCTAAATGGAGAGAGGTAGTCGCAACATACGTAGCCATTACTGGTACAGCCCCTACTCCAACGCCAACACCTACTCCAACGCCAACGCCAACTCCAACGCCAACACCTACGCCAACACCTACACCAACTCCAACCCCTACTCCTACGCCAACACCTACGCCAACACCTACGCCAACACCTACTCCAGTACAAAGCACCTATTACTTTGTTTGTGACGATACACAATGTGGTTCAGTACTTGCCTCATCCGCTCTTGAAGCAGTTGCACTTGGAAACGCATATTGTCAAGATAATGCAGATCCAGGACTTACAAATAATGTAGCTGGAGGAGTATCACTAACACCAATTCCTGGTTGTGCTCCAACTCCAACACCTACTCCAACACCTACGCCAACACCTACACCAACACCTACACCAACACCTACGCCAACTCCAACGCCAACACCTACGCCAACACCTACGCAA